TCATTGATGACTACAAATCGTGGGCTTGTGATGCAACAGACGCGATTGCTGAATTCCATGAGTTGAGCGCGTTTATCGTTCTGAGTACAATCACAGCAGCCAGCCTAAGACTTGAAACTTCGTGGGGTACGCTAGCTCCTAACCTGTGGGGCTTGATCCTCGGTGACTCGACTGTCACACGTAAGTCAACTGCAATGAAAATGGCTGTTGATATGCTAACCAATCTGGAACCCGAGCTTATCCTTGCAACTGATGGTTCGGTGGAAGGTCTGCTAACAGGTATGTCAACTCGACCTAACAAGGTCAGTATGTTTTTCAGGGACGAAGTTAGTGGTTTGTTTGATTCGATCAATAAGAAGGATTATCTCAGTTCGATGCCTGAGACACTTGCTCACTTGTACGATGTTCCACCTGTGTATTCCAGACTTCTAAGGAAGGAGGTCATTCGTATCGAATCTCCGGCTTTCGTGTTTTTTGGTGGAGGTATCACCGAACGTGTTTATCAGAACGTTTCGGAGAGTTGGATTGAATCAGGCTTCTTGCCTAGATTCATGATTGTTTCTGGTGAGTTTGATAAATCAAGAATGGTGCCTACTGGTCCACCAACAGAAAGCACACTCAAGAAGAAGTCAAAGATCTTAGAGACTCTTACGGACTTGTATGAGAACTATGCTAGTGAGGTTCAGGTCAAGCTAGGTGGCAAACTAGCTGGATCGGTAATGATGCAGCCTAGAATTGTTGCTGCGTTGACCAACGATGCTTGGGCTAAGTACCAGGAGATTGAGAATCTATTAACAGTCACAGGTTATGAGTCACCGATCAGGAATACGGCACTTCCTACATTAGATCGTATGGCTCGCAGCATTCTCAAGATGGGTATGATTCTTGCAGCAACTCGCCAGGAACCGCTGGATAATCATATCATGGTTGAAGAATCTGATATCATCAATGCTGCTTGGTACGCACAGAATTGGGGTCGTCATTCAGTTGAGCTTGTTCTCAATGCTGGCAAGTCTGTGCACGAAAAGATACTTGAGCGAGTACGTCTCAAGATCGAGAACAATCCGAACATTCTACGTTCCACACTGATGCAGCATTTGCATTTGACCAAACGGGAAACGGATGATATCATTGGTACGCTTGAAGAACGTAATCAGATTCTAAAAGAAAGAGTCGGCAGGGGCTGGCGTTACAGAGCTAACTAGGAGGAAATATGAGCATTCTAGATGAATGGATGAAAAACGTTGTAGACAGTTGGGTAGAAAATTGGAAAGGTAAGGATCATCGCTACGGGCATGATTTTGCGGCTTTCCTTGGAGAGCGATTCTTGACAGATTTCGATATGCGGAAGTGGGAAGGGGTGGCTAGACACCGATGAGAGTTGATGAGTATCAAGATAAAACGCAAGATACAGCTGGACCGTATCTGACAGCCGCAAGAGAGTTTTTGGCATCATCACGTACCGCCAGTTTAGTAGATACAGATGGAGTTACAGACGCAGAGAAGTTTCTACGAGTTGCGTATCTAGCTGGTAAACTGAATGGTGAAGCTGGCGAGGTTGCTGAGGAAGTATTCAAAGCTTTTCGTGATGATCTAGGCGAAATCACGGACGTGAGGTTTGACGCGATTATGAAAGAATTGGGCGACGTTATGTGGTATGTGTCTCAGTTGTGTAACGAGCTTGATTTGGAGCTTGCCGATGTACTTGCATTGAACATTGCTAAACTGCAAGCTCGCAAGTCAACGGGCAATCTACAAGGAAGTGGGAGTGACCGATGATGATCGTCTACGGAGTGATCTACAGCAACTATGATCCATGGGAAGTCGATTCTTTGTGGAAACATAAAGATCACGCAGAACATCATTGTGCCGAGAAGAATGCTGATGCTCTAGTGAATGGTCCTTCTGGTTCAGATAATTGGGAAGTCAAAGAAATGGTAGTAATTGAAAAATTGGAGGAAGAATGATTCTAGGGTTGAATGGGTTGAAAGGATCAGGTAAGGATACAGTTGCAGCTTATCTGATTAAAGAGTACCAGTTTGAACGTCGTGCTTTTGCTGATCCACTCAAGAAATCGGTAGCTGTTCTACTAGACATTCCCTATCACAAGATTGACGAGTACAAGAACGATCCCAATTTAGAAGTAGTAACACGATCGGTAGATCACGATGATATGTTCAAGTGTCACAGTGTTATAACGTTTCGTGCGTTCTTGCAGCGTTACGGAACAGAAGCGCACAGGGGTGTGTTTGGTGAGGATTTCTGGCTAGATCATACCTTGCCCAAAGATGGGTTTTATTCTGGCCGAAAGATCGTTATTACGGATTGTCGGTTTGACAATGAGGCTCACAGGATTCATAAGTGTGGTGGGAATGTTATTGAGATTCGTAGGCCGGCTCTCAATAAATCGGATACACACGAATCCGAACAACCGTTGAGTCCTAACCTAGTTGATGCTATCCTCAACAACGATAAAGACTTGGATCACTTGTATGCCGTGACAGAAGCTGTACTCACGTATCTTGGTGGAGGTCGAGCAGCTAAGGAGGTTTCACGATGAGGCAAGTAATGAGATTGAATCAAACACTTTACTGCGATGGGTGTGGATCGAACGTTAATCCATACGTGCTTGAACGTAAGAAGGATGCTGAAGGTGGAGTGGTAGGAAAGGTTGAATGTCCTAACTGTCAACACACTTGGAACACTGAACTACCAGACTTCGACAATGCAGCCTAAAGCACCACACGCACTTTGTGATAAATGTCCTTTCAAGGATAGAGACTTTGCTGCTACGACCGGGCCTAAAGGTGCAGATATCGCAGTTGTGTCTAGATCGCCTGGTTACTATGAATCGTTGGCTGGTAAATCTTTTGCTGGTCCTAGTGGTAAGGTTCTAGATCACTTGTTGAAAATTCATGGTGTAGTACGTGACGATATTATCACTACTAACGTGGTTCTCTGTCAGTCCGACGGGGATGAGGAGGGTTTCGGCATAGCCCAGGCTTGCTGTGCGCCCCGCCTAGACCACGAAATCGCCGAGGCCAAGACCGTTGTTGCCTGCGGGACGGAAGCGGTACGGGGGCTTACAGCAGCGGGAGGGATAGCCTCAAATCGTGGATATGTCCATTATCGTGATCCTAGTCAGAATGGTGGAGAAGCCACACAACGGGTGATTGTCACGAATAACCCAGCTATCGTGCTTCGTGATGATAGAGTGTTTCCTGAGCTTGTAAGAGATTTCAAGCTTGCGCTTGATCCCCTACCAACACCAGAACTACCGAAGGTTAAATGGACGGAGGATATTGATGAGGCAGCAAAATGGGCATCGGACATTTACGATCAGCTTAGAGAATCTAGTGGAACTTTGTTGTCCGTGGATATTGAAGGAGGATATCCTAACCTGGCATGTATCGGGTTCTCACTACGATCCGAAAGAGCGGTTACTATTGGTATCGATCCTTGTAAAGAAGAAGATTTCCGTAGAGAGTATCTGGATAGAATACTCACTCTCCCCAACGTCAGATACCTCTGGCAGTTCGGAAAGTACGACACAAAAGTCTTAAGGAGATTCGGTGTCCAAGCAAGAGTTGATGAAGATACAGGCTTACTCAGTTACGCCCTCGATGAGAGGCCGGGCGATCCTGAGAGCGGTGCAGGCGGACATTCTCTGGAATGGCTCCTTAAAGATGAACTTGGATGGCCCAAGTACGAACCTAGTTCTGTAAAAGATTTTAAGAAGGAAAAGAAAACGGGTGTTTGGGCAAATTGGCCAGAAGAGGTAGCTCCTAAACGGGAAAGGATAGAACTATATGAATACAATGGGATGGATACTGCCGGTACGCTTGCGCTCTATCAAGTTCTCAAACACAGGGCGATTGCCGACGAGGTTTTTGATAAGCCCTATCGTTCCCAACTTCTGCCACTCAATGAAGCTCTTACCCAAGTCGAGCTTTACGGTAATATTTGGGATGCGGACGCCGCTCTTAATATCCTTGAAGAAGAAGTCTGGCCCAAGCTAGATGATTGGCGTGATGCACTTCGTACCATTTCACGCCTACCAAAACTGAATCCTAATTCTTGGAAACAGCTTGAGGAGTTGATGTATGAAACATGGGGAATTGAACATGACCTTGACAGACCTAAGTATGAACGGAAAGGTAAGCGTAGTACAGACAAATCAGTCCGAGAGGTTATTCTTAGGGGTGATTATCGGAGTGCTAACACTAACGATCGTAATGGGATTGAAGCGTTCATTAAGACGCTAGATCTATGGAAGGAGTTAGACAAACAACGTGGAACTTATCTTGAAGGACTCACTCTCAAAAGATCCGCGGACGGGAGAATATATACTGACTTCAAGATTCACGGTACGGAGTCAGGGCGGCTCAGTTCAGCAAACCCAAACATGCAAAATATTACTAGACCAAAAGAAGGACTCCCCAACATTAGACGAGTATTTGTCGCAGATGCGGGATGCCAATTTGTCTCGGCTGATCTTTCTCAAGCAGAGCTTAGAACGATCGCTGTCCTCTCGGGAGATTCAGAACTCAGAGCAATCTATCTTGATACCAGTAGATCCCTCCACAAAGAAATCGCGGAACAGTTTTATGGAGAAGATTATACGTATGAGGAATATGTTAAAGCGAAGAACATCAACTTCGGAGTAGCCTACGGACAGAGCGCATACACGTTCCATCAGATGTACAATATGCCTAAGCAAGAAGCCCAAGATTTTATTGATTTCTGGTGGGAAAGGTTCCCAGAGGTAAAAGCGTGGAGAGTTAGAGTAGAAGAACAAATGAACGAGGTTGGAGAGTTTCAATCTCCCTTTGGTCACAAACGTAGATTCTATGTTATCCCACAAGACAAGAAGGCGTATATCCATGCAGTTAACCAAGCAGTCAGTTTTATGCCACAGAATATCGCTGCAAACATTACGCTGTATGCTCTTATTCAATTGGTTGACGAACTTCAACCTATATGGGAACAAGCACAAATTAGGATTACAGTTCACGATAGTATTGTTGCCTGTGCACGTGAACAATACATTGATAAAGTGTCACAAGCTATGAAGGATGCTCTTGAGAGAGCAGCCAAAGATGCAATTGACTGGGACTTCCCATATCTTGCTGATATATCAGTAGGCCCAACATGGGGAGATTTGAAGGAGATAGAATGAGTGAACCAGTGGTCTATGGGTTGCGGTGTTGCGAGTTAGGTGATGCTCCCGGAGAAATCCATGACTTTGTGCTAGAATCAGATTATGAGGCCCGCGTGGAGCAACTAACACAGGAACGGAATGGTGAACACGAAGCACTAGTTCGCGTAGATAAGGAACGGCGCCAAGCCGAGAAGCTACGGAAGTGGCTTCACTCCGTGCCGGATGCGCTCCGCATGGAACTTGAACAATGGGATTGGTGGGCTGAGCAGCCTGCTGAGCAGGAGCAGACCGAGGAGTCTACGCCTAAACATCTTGGAAACAATGAATTGAGGAATGGGTGAGCGCGGTGGGTGACCAACCGAAATGGGTATTTGGAGAGCTACTAAAAGACGCAGATATCCGTATATGCCGAGATTGTGGAGACATTTCGTTGGAGGATGAAATGCATTTATGTAATCTCGCAAGTAACGAGCGAGAGGGGCTACGGGAGCCGACGAAGGAAGAACTAGCCCAGGCGTTGCGCGATTATCCGACGTGGGGTCATGCGATGGTCGCGGCACAAGACCGGGTGGAGCAACTAACCCAGGACTATAATAGAATAGTAACTCTATTAAAAGAACTTAAAGCATACGAATATCCACAAGGTCCTAACAGTCATCCTACTCGTCGAGGTCAGCAACTGTGGGATAAGGTAGACAAGGAAATTGGCAGCGACTAACGGGAGCAGCGATCCTTTAGTATTTCACTCTGTAGAATTCAGAGAATTATTGCTGGAAGAGTTTGGTGATGATCCTAGTTGGATCTATCATATAGCAACAATGATGAGCTTGGATTATCGAACTGTTTACGGAAAATTATATAAACAGAAAACAATCTCTTATGGCATAGTAGATGAGTGGTTGACTAAACTTGGAATGCCAGGACAGGTCAATCATCTAACGGCAATACCTAATCCACGTTGGTCACAAGAAAGGTGGATAAAATACATGGAGGAGAGAGGATGCATTTGAGTGAGGTTAATAGATGTGGTTATGTGTGGCATTTAGGGCATCCTGATTATAGTGCCCATAAATGCATTAGAAATAAAGATCATCCAGGTAGGCATCGTTGTGATTGTGGTAAGATGAAAGACCCGAAAGTAGGACAACGTGGATAGTGCAGACAAGACACCGCCCCTTGGCTGGCATGTTATCTCTGGCGAGGATTTGCTAGTTATGTTACGTCGTGTGGCTAATGGTGAAAACCCGGATATGGTGTACGCAGAGGAATGGGCGAACGCAGACCATGAGAAGATGGATAATCTATGAGAATTATTTCAATTGATCCCGGTATTATGACAGGGTACTGTTATGCTGAACTATACCCAACACCAATCAAGGGTCAACTACAATATTATCCGTTTCAAACGAATGATAATGTTGATGATCTTTGGCGCCGGCTTACTAAATTCAATCCACAACATATTATCATTGAGGACTTTGAGTTTAGACGAGGTAAAATGGCTGCTGGTGGACTAGAGCTATTTCCT